TGTTTAGTTACGAGCGACATTGCTCCGTGTATTCACTCGTTGGAATGAATACACAGTGCAGTGTTTATTCTGTTGTTAGTGCCAAAAATAAAGGCCGACTATGCGGACTCGGAAGGAAGTCCAATCATCTTATTCAAATCTTCTACCCGTAAAGCAGGAAGTGCTGTACTTGCTTTGTCTGCTTCTTTTGGTAGCAATTCTTTGCTTTCAGGCCAAACTTCAATAAGTCGCTTAACTGTTGTGACTGAGTTCAAAGCAGCCCATACATTTGATTCGATATCCTTTTTCTTGGCTTCAAGTTTTTGTTGCAATGCGCAGATTTCATCAAACCTTTTTGTTATTTCGTGTTCTGCATCAAACATGCATTTATCTTTGGTTGGAGTAGGGAGCAATATATCTTCGCCGTTGCCGTCTTTCCCATATGAATGCCATCCAACCCTTCTGCCAGATACAGTCAGATAAATTGAAGTAGAACGAACATCGTATGAGTAAAATGAACATCCCATCTTTTCAAGTTCTTCACTTATAGCTACTAACCTGGATGATAACTGATCCACTTCCTCAGTTTTCTTTTTACCGCCAAACGCAATAACTCTGGCGTCAAGTGCAAGCTGGTTCTTTAACTTTGTTACTTCTTCAAGTTCAGTGAAAACCCCAGACTTAATTAAAGCGTTACGAGCGATTTTCTCTTTCATTCTCGTAGTTAAGCGGATTGATGACATATTAATTCCTCTCAAATAAGTGGTTTGCTGCCTAATTTTATTTTCTGGCGACCAACACAAGTCATCTTGCTGTCAGTTGTTTGGATTTCCGGTATCCTGCCGCGTAAAGAGCTACGTTCGGAAGACAAGTTGAACCTTCATATTTTCTGGTCAGCGTTGTCAGTGTTATTACTTCTGCTCTCATTGCTGGTTTGCGTTTGCATTGCAAGACCACTCGTGAAGGGGTTGGCCTGTGTAGTTTGTCGGAGCTAATCGCCTCCTGACTTTGCAGGTTTGCTCGACGAGCTCTACGGCGAGAAGCTGCAGTGCCTTTAAATTCTGTTTTTCTGGACATAGATTCCTCCCGAATAAACTCTGGTGATGCAATCTCGAAGCTCCTCCTGAGACGGTTGCTTCGGCATTGCATCCCACAGCTCATGTGGTTGGGTGATCTGGCTTTTCAGCCACGTAGTCGAGTGTTCGACGTTGTTTAAAGAGCCTGCCAGTCTGTTCCGTTTGGCTTCCAGCGTCCTGCTGACGGTTAAATAGTACGATATGTACTTTATTGGGTCAATACGATTTGTTCTAAAATAGGGTGATTTTTTATAACACTTTGTATTTAATAGTGTTGTTTTTTAGCGTGGGTGTATCGCCTCGGCGATGTAAGGAGAGATCAGAATTGCGTGGTTTAGTGAGTTGTATCTATTTATTTTTCAATAAATACATTTGGTTATGTGTCTTTAGGTGGGGCGTGAGGCAAAGAAAACCCGGCGCGGTGGCCGGGTTTATTTATTGCTTAGGAGCTTGTTGTGATGACGATTGGTTAGTTGGAGCGCTCGTTAATGGTTGCTGTGTCGGTACCTGTATTATAATTGGAGCCGGGCTGGTTACTGATGGTGACTTGTCATTGCCGGAGATAATCCAACTTGAGGCTAACATCACGCCAGACAGAATCACAGTAACTAAAGTCAAGCCAACGGCCATCGCCCACTGAGTCGTTGTAAGTCCCGTTTTCAAACCGCCGATTTCACCTTTAATTTCAGCAATACCTCTCTCAATAGAAGAAAATTGCTGAGTATAATAGGTTTTAAAGTCAGCTGATTCGCGACGCATTTCCGCAGCAATAGACTCTACCTCTGATTTGTTTTGTGAAAGCTTTGCGTCAAGTTCTTCTCTGGACATTCCGCTCACGCTTACCTCCAGGGTATCACTCTTCATCGCTACATCTTCCTTACTTGGGCGCAAACCCGTTTCGTCCATGGCGTATGAAACTCTATTTGATACCTTAGCATCAATACCAATACTTTGGTACTGAGATGGATCCCCATAAGGAGAAACGGTTGTCGCTGCTAGGGTTGCACTAACTATAATACTTGGAAGAACTGATGATGTTGTTCCTGAGGTAGGTTGAACTGAAGAAACTGGCTTCAGTCTTTCCATAGCCCATTATCCCTGAGAGCTACCTGTAATGATTTTACTAATGCAACAGCTTGATCCGGGCTCATTGAGACTGACATGTTAGGGGTCAACTCAACTTTTACTTGGAAGCTATTCTTTCCTTGCTCATCAGACTGCATGTGATGCTCAAATTCATGGCGGTAAAAAGTAATGATTGTTTCAGCACGATCAGGCGTAATAAGAACTGATGTGGCGGTCATGTGCTGAGGTATGATTTTAATAGTGTTATCTGACATAAGTATCCTTTTTGTTTCCTTAGTATTTTTTTGCATTGACATCAGAAATAGCGAATCCACAAGAGTATGAGTAAAGCTAATCAGTTTAGTGATACGGTGACTATTAAAGTGGTAAACCACATCAAAGCTCGCAGAGTGCATACCAGGCTGTCACACATGACAAAGTAACGAGGATGCCTGATCTCATAGCGCTCAAAGAGACATGCCGATAATGGCATTAACCACGCATGACGCCATAAACACGCCGCCAACGATGAAGCTGGCTTGGTTCTTCCTGGTAGCGCCAAGAGTCAACAGAACCACTGAAAGGGCAAAAAAAGGTATCGCGATTATGCTGAACGTGTTCATGTTGACCTCAACTTATTTCGATTCTCCATCACCCTTAATCCGCCGCCCCATGTGTTTGTTGTGATCCGTTGCTGGCCTTAACCAAACGTCTCTTCAGGCCACTGGCTGGCGATAACTTTCCCCACAACGGAACAACTCTCATTGCATGGGATCATTGGGTACTGTGGGTTTAGTGGTTGTAAAAACACCTGACCGCTATCCCTGATCAGTTTCTTGAAGGTAAACTCATCACCCCCAAGTCTGGCTATGCAGAAATCACCTGGCTCAACAGCCTGCTCAGGGTCAACCAGAATTAACATCCCGTCAGGAAAACTAGGTTTGGATCCTGTTGGCGCGGTCATGGAATTACCTTCAACCTCAAGCCAGAATGCAGAATCACTGGCTTTTTTGGTTGTGCTTACCCATCTCTCCGCATCACCTTTGGTAAAGGTTCTGAGTTCTGGAGAGAACATCCCAGCCTGAACATGAGAAAAAACAGGGTACTCATATTGTTTTTTAACTGGGGCCGATGAGTATTCGCCAACAGGTGAAAATGTCCCGTCGTGGTTGAATGATATGTTATCAATACCAAGGTATTTAAACACCACACCAATATCACTAAGAGATGGATGACGAGATCCGCGCAACCAGTGTCCAATCCCACCCTGCGTCATACCTAGCTCTTCGGCTAACTTCTCTTGAGTTATGCCGAGCTCTTTCATTCTGGATCTAGCCAGTTCATACCATTTCATTTTCATGTCCTTATTATTACGCTCTGTATTGCAACCATCCATGCACAATGTGTATTTTTACTTGCATTCAAAAAGTACATATTGTATTTTTTCTTCATGGTTACTATGGAGGGCATATGAGCAACCTACGAAAATATCGAGAGTCACTGAATATCTCTCAAACAACACTTGCTAAGGCAGTTGGATGCACACAGGGAGCTATCGGACATTGGGAATCTGGTCGTCGCTTCCCAGACCTTAAAACATGCCGTGCTCTTGTTGCGTGTCTAAACAAGTTAGGCGCAAAAGTCAGTCTTGATGACGTGTTCCCGCCGGAACACAAAGCCGCTTAATAAGCGGATCCGCTCTTTGTAACAACGGACATTCGTCCTACGTCGCTGAAAAGCGAATCCCAGAATATCTGACCAACTAAGGCCATATGCGTTTCCACGCATACCTTTCAACTAACTATTCACTATTGGAAATCTTAAGAAATGGAAAGAACAAGTTACAGCAAACTATCACAGCGTGACGTTGATCGCGCAGAAACAGATTTACTTATCAATCTGTCAGCTATTACCCAGCGCGGTCTGGCAAAGATGATTGGCTGTCATGAATCGAAGATAAGCAGAACGGACTGGAGATTTATTGCTTCGGTCTTGTGTGCTTTCGGAATGGCATCAGACATCAGTCCGATTAGCAGGGCTTTTAAGTATGCGCTTGATGGACTCACAAAGAAAAAATCCCCGGCCGCCACCGAGGATTTTAAGCAAATTGATATGCAATTCTGAGGGAATTACTGGATCAATCCACAGGAGTAATTATGACAAAACGTCGTAAGAAATACCAGGAAAAAGAAGAGATTCGACACCCTGATTCACCTGAGGGATTAGTGGTAGCCGCAGCAAATAACAGGGCGTTCGCAGAGCGCCTTGTTGGTGTTTACAGACTAGCCAAAGCAGGAGTGAAACATGGGCGTCGTTAAGTTAGCTGATTACAGGCCTCAACTTGAGGTCGTGGAGCATCGCGTGGCAGATACCGAAGATGGTTTCATGCGCGTTGCTAACGAGATTACCGACAGTCTGCTGATGGCTGATTTAACCGTCCGGCAGTTGAAGGTGATGCTCGCTATCATGCGCAAGACATACGGATTCAATAAGCCGATGGATCGACTCACAAACACGCAGATAGCAGCCATGACAGGTATTCATCACACTCATGTTTGCGCTGCCAAGCGCCAGCTTATCGAGCGTAAATTCCTCATTGCTGATGGCGTGAAAATCGGAGTGAACAAGGTGGTTTCGCAGTGGATTAGCCAGGACAGCTTAACATTAGCTAAAACAGCTAATAAAACATTAGCCAAGTCGGCTAATGGGTATAAGCCAAGTCAGCTAAACACAAAAGACAATATACAAAAGACAATAAATACAAATACCCCCTTACCCCCTAACGGGGGCGGCGATGGGCAGGTTAAACCTGAACGTCGCAAGGCAGAACGAATCGACTACGAATCCTTCCTGAACGCCTACAACACCGAAGTCGGTGACAGACTGCCACACGCTGTTGCGGTCAACGAGAAACGCAAACGCCGCCTGAAGAAAATCATCCCGCAACTGAAAACGCCAAACGTGGACGGTTTCAGAGCGTATGTCAGGGCGTTTGTGCATCAGGCCAAGCCGTTTTACTTCGGAGACAACGACACGGGCTGGACAGCTGATTTTGATTACCTGCTGAGGGAAGATTCGTTAACGGGAGTACGGGAAGGGAAGTTTGCAGACAGGGGGATTGCATGAGACAGGATATCGAAGCGAGCGTTATCGGTGGCCTGCTGATTGGTGGATTAACACCAACCGCCAGCGACGTTCTGGCAACGCTGGAGCCGGAAGCGTTTTCAATTCCGCTCTACCGGAAAGCCTTCGAGGTTATCCGCAAGCAGGCGAGAAACAGAAACCTAATCGATGCGCTGATGGTTGCCGAGGCGTGCGGAGAGGAGCATTTCACGTCAATCCTGATGACCAGCAAAAACTGCCCGAGTGCCACAAACCTGAAGGGATATGCCGGAATGGTCGCGGATAACTATCACCGCCGTCTGGTGCTGGAAATCATGGATGAAATGCGTGAACCAATTCAGAGCGGAACCATCGACGCATCGAGTCAGGCGATGGATGAGCTTGTAAAGCGTCTTTCAGCCATCAGAAAGCCCCGTGACGAGGTTAAACCTGTACGGTTAGGGGAAATCATTACTGACTACACTGACACGCTTGACAGGCGTCTGAGGAACGGAGAAGAGTCCGATACCCTGAAGACCGGAATCGAAGAACTTGATGCCATCACCGGAGGGATGAACGCGGAAGACCTGGTGATAATCGCTGCTCGTCCTGGTATGGGGAAAACCGAACTGGCGCTGAAGATTGCCGAAGGCGTTGCAAGCCGCGTTATTCCTGGTTCTGACGTCCGGCGCGGGGTATTGATTTTCTCAATGGAAATGAGCGCATTGCAGATTGCAGAGCGAAGCATTGCCAACGCCGGGAGGATGTCGGTTAGTGTGCTGCGAAATCCTGCAGCGATGGATGACGAAGGCTGGGCGCGCGTTGCTAACGGCATGAGTCAGCTTGCAGATTTGGATGTATGGGTAGTCGATGCCTCGCGGTTATCGGTCGAAGAAATACGCTCAATCGCAGAACGGCACAAACAGGAAAATCCAAACCTCTCACTCATCATGGTGGATTATCTTGGCCTGATTGAGAAGCCGAAAGCAGACCGCAACGACCTCGCAATTGCTCACATCTCCGGAAGCCTGAAGGCGATGGCGAAAGACCTGAAAACGCCCGTTATCTCCCTGAGTCAGCTTTCGCGCGATGTTGAGAAGCGACCAAACAAACGCCCGACAAACGCAGATTTGCGTGATTCAGGAAGCATTGAACAGGACGCAGACTCAATCATCATGCTCTATCGGGAAGCGGTATATGACGAGAACAGTAGCGCCGCGCCATTTGCTGAAATCATCGTAACGAAAAACCGTTTTGGCTCGCTTGGTACGGTTTACCAGCGGTTCTGCAACGGACACTTTGTTGCATGTGACCAGGATGAAGCCAGACAGATTTGCACAACATCAAATGCACCTGCTGCACGTGGCAGACGATATGCACAAGGGGCTGACGTATGACCATCTACATCACTGAGCTTGTAACAGGCCTGCTGGTAATCGCAGGCCTTTTTATTTGGGGGAGAGGGAAGTCATGAAAAAACTAACCTTTGAAATTCGATCTCCAGCACATCAGCAAAACGCTATTCACGCGGTACAGCAAATTCTTCCAGACCCAACCAAACCAATCGTAGTAACCATTCAGGAGCGCAACCGCAGCTTAGACCAAAATCGGAAGCTTTGGGCTTGCCTTGGTGACGTTTCGCGTCAGGTTGAATGGCATGGTCGCTGGCTGGATGCAGAAAGCTGGAAGTGTGTGTTTACCGCAGCATTAAAGCAGCAGGACGTTGTTCCTAACCTTGCCGGGAATGGCTTTGTGGTAATAGGCCAGTCAACCAGCAGGATGCGTGTAAGCGAATTTGCGGAGCTATTAGAGCTTATACAGGCATTCGGTACAGAGCGTGGCGTTAAGTGGTCAGACGAAGCGCGACTAGCTCTCGAATGGAAAGCGCGATGGGGAGATCGGGCTGCATGACTATCAAATCAAATACGGCAGCACACGACAAGGACTGCTGGCAAACGCCGCTTTGGCTTTTTGATGCACTGGATATTGAGTTTGGATTCTGGCTGGATTCGGCAGCGAGCGACAAAAATGCTCTGTGCGCTCACTGGCTAACTGAGGCCGACGACGCACTCAATTCTGAGTGGATAAGCCACGGTGCAATCTGGAATAACCCACCGTACAGCAATATCAGGCCGTGGGTGGAAAAAGCCGCTGAGCAGTGCATACAACAGCGACAGACGGTAGTTATGCTTGTGCCAGAGGATATGTCAGTCGGATGGTTCAGCAAGGCTCTGGAGAGTGTCGACGAAGTTCGCATTATCACTGATGGACGGATTAATTTTATCGAACCATCGACAGGGCTGGAGAAGAAGGGAAACAGCAAAGGCTCCATGCTGCTGATTTGGCGACCGTTCATCAGTCCTCGACGGATGTTTACTACCGTATCCAAAGCGGCATTGATGGCGATCGGGCAGGGCGTCAGGAGGGCGGCATGAGGCGACAGCGACGAAGTTTCACCGACATCATCTGCGAAAACTGCAAATACCTTCCAACGAAACGCTCCAGAAATAAACGCAAGCCAATCCCAAAAGAATCTGACGTAAAAACCTTCAATTACACAGCTCACCTGTGGGATATCCGGTGGCTAAGATATCGTGCGAGGAAATGACAATGGATTATTCACAGTTAAGTGATTTTGAAATTAACAGAATGGTAGGAGACATAATTTTTAAAGGCCTTTGGGCAAGTAAACCGGAAACATCAGGGAATAACACCAACAAATGGTATTACGGAAATGCTGATACAACTTTTGAGCCATTAAATCATTTTCCTGACTACTGCAATGATCCGAGCGCTTCATGGCCGATTATTGAGAAATACAGGATTTCTATCTTAGACCAGTTAACTGAATGGTGTGTGGATGCAAAAGGCGTAAGCCCAATATTTGATACCAGACCTCTCCGCGCCGCCATGATTGTCTTTCTCCTGATGCAGGAGGCCAATAATGCTTAGCCCATCCCAAACCCTTCAATACCAGAAAGAAAGCGTCGAGCGAGCTTTAACGTGCGCTAACTGCGGTCA